ATGACATGTTATAGTCCTATTCCTGCTTGCTTTAGTAAATCACAATATGCTAAGACAGGAAAGAAAAATATACATCTTGTTTTGCATGAAAATTATGACGAACATAATAAAGTTATTAAAGATGAGAAATGGAGATTGAATGAGTGTTCTTTTCCTCATGCTTTGTATGAATATATCTTTTTACCATGTAGAAAGTGTGTAGGATGTCGTTCAGATAACGCTAAAATGTGGTCTCTTCGTGCATATAATGAGATGAAATTACATAAAAAGAATTGTTTTATAACTTTGACTTATGATAATGCTTCAGATTTGGTCGTAAAAGACCCTCTATGTATTGCTAGTTTAAGATATAAACATTTTCAAAATTTTATGAAAAGATTACGTAAGAAAACTGGTAAAAAATTAGGTTATCTTGTATGTGGTGAGTATGGTTTAAAAGATGGTAGAGCTCATTGGCATGCAATATTATTTGATTTTGATTTTGAAGATAAGGAGTTAATCTATGTTAAAAAAGGATATAAACACTATTATTCAACACTACTTCAAGAGTGTTGGTCGACGTATGACAAAAAAACAGACTCGTATAATCCGATTGGTTTTATTGACCTTGCTGATTGCGATTATGACTGTTGTAGTTATGTTTCTCAGTATGTGCTTAAAAAATTACCTGTTAATCAGAATGGCATTGCTGTTGGTTCCTATGTTGATGATGTAACTGGTGAAGTTAAAGATATTGAGTTAACTGATGTATGTCCACCTATGGTTAGGAGTTCTAAAAATCCTGCTATAGGTTATAATTGGTATAAGAAATTTGGAGAGAATGCATGTGAAAAAGGTTTTATCCCTATTGTTACGAATGAAGGTAAGAAGGTTCGTAAAGTTCGTACGCCTGCTTATTACTATTCTAAATTTGAAGTAGATAATCCTCAAAAATTTGAAATATTAAAAAATGTTAAGGAAGAAAAAATGAGAAAATATTACAAGGAAAATCCAATAGATTTAGATAAATTGAATTCTTGGAGTGAAGCTCATTTATATAGAATTAAAAAACGGATGAAAGAGGTATTGACACATTTTAAAAAATAGTTTATATTGCTTGTATAATAATTTAATAATTTAGTTTATTTACTTTTATCTATATGCCTCAAATGTACTCGTAGCGAGGGATACAGATAATATATATTATGTAAGAAGGAGGAAAAAAACATGAACACAACAATTATTAACCAAACGGGAGAAAACAACGCTACAAACGCAAGCTGTAAAGCTGATTTTAGCTTGGTCTTTGCTGTAAAGGATTTAAAGTCTGACAATTTTGGTTCCCTTTTAGTTTGTAATACAAGCGACGAGGCGATTAGAGCTACTAAGGTTAGATTGATGTATGACCAAGGAAGTATGATACAACAATTCCCTGCTGATTTTATGCTTTATCACGTTGGCTATTTTAACACAAAAACTGGTGTTATGGAAAGTGTCGGAATAGCTATTCCTGTTAAGTCAATTTTAGATGTTAGCTTGGAATTAGAACAAGAGCGAAAAGTGAAAGCTGTTGATATTCCAGAATTTATGAAAGGAGAGGAAAATGACAATCGATGTGAAGAATCAAATTCTAGTGAATGTGTTGAAAGTATTGGATAAACTTATCGATTTCATTCTAGAAGTATTAAACAAAGAGAATGCATAAATGATTGATATTTGTAAAGATTGTACATTATACGTCTTAAAAAAACTAGGTAGGACAATGCTTTGTGCGGAGTCCTATCTTGCACTTTTAATTTACATCTTTACTCATGTTAGATTTAGTGTAACTTTTTGCAAGAAATTTAGTAAACTTGTCGACCGATATCGAGCTAGTGAAATATACAGTACCCCTAGCCCGTCCGGCGATGAGGACAAAATAAGGAGAAACAATGAAGATAAAAGTTAGATGGTGTTTAAATACTGATTTTATTTGTGATAAGGAGAATGAAGATAATGGCTAAATTTTTTACACCTTATACAACTACAAAAAAAGTTGTTGTTGAATTTAAAGAGCCAAGTCTTACTGATCAATCTTATAAAGATGAGTGCGACTTAGGTTTTATTATTGAAAATTATGTAAGTAAAGGAATACCTTTGCCACAATCTACTATGAATTATCAAGACTGTACTACTGTCCAAGATTATCAATCTGCAATGATGTTAGTTGCAGAAGCTAAGTCTAATTTTGAACAATTACCTTCTAAGGCTAGAGATGAATTTGGAACTGTTGAAAATTATCTTGATTTCATTTCTAAACCAGAGAATTTAAAAACATCGTATGAAAAAGGTTATATTGACCCTTCTACAGTTGATTTAATGGACGTTTATCCAGAAAGATACCAAACATTATCTGAACAGATAGAAACTCCTACTGTAGAGCCTGTGGTTAATCCCTCTGAAACTCCTTCAACAGAGGTGACGGCATAAAGTAAATGCAAATAGTTCTCTTGTTACTATTTGCATTTACTGACACCGTTAGGTGGCTAAAGGGTTTGAAGGTTCTAAAACCTTCAATACCCCCTAAAAAACAGTTAAAAAGAAATTAACCCGAAGGGTTGTATATATTGAATTAGAAGGAGATTTTTTATGTATGAGATAGATAGAATGATTGAAGGTTATAAAGAGAGACTTAATGAAATTATTTATGATATCGGACAATTTCAATATCAATTAACAGAAAAACTTAAAGACAAACAGAATTTAGAAAAATTTATTGAAAGATTAGAAAGAAAGGATGATAAAATATGTCAACAGTAATGGCACAACACGGACATCAAATGCACTCATTTGAATATTATCCGTCAGCACATATTTCAAGAAGTAAATTTAACCGTTCTCATTCATTGATAACAACAATGAATGCAGGTTATATTGTTCCTATTTGGCACGATTTAGCATATCCTGGCGATACACTTATTATGTCAGCTAGAACATTAACACGTTTAGCTACTCAATTAGTACCATTTATGAGTAATGTTTATATGGATATACATTTCTGGTGTGTTCCACTTCGTTTAGTATGGGAACACTGGACAGCTATGAATGGAGAACAACTAAATCCTGGAGATAGTACAGATTATTTAACTCCGCAAATAACAGCAACTCCAACAGTAGGCGATATTTATGATTATTTCAATGTACCTATAGGTGTTGAATCTAAGTTTAATGCTTTTAACTTTAGAGCATATAACTTAGTTTATAACGAATGGTATCGAGATGAAAACTTACAAGAGAGAGTACCTCAAATAGTTTCAGATAATGATACAGAAAGTAATTATACACTTTTAAAACGTGGTAAGAGAAAAGATTACTTTACAGGAGCTTTACCATGGCCACAAAAAGGCAGTGAAGTTGATTTGCCTTTAGGTATATCTGCGCCAGTTTCTGTATATGGTAATGGTATGTCTTTAGGATTAACAGATGGTTCTATAGAAATGGGTTCAATTGTTTATGGTCAACAATATTTTGTTCGTACTGCTGCATCTGGGGTTGATGTTGGCACAGTTGTAAGCACTGCTGGTAGTACTGGAAATAATGTAGTCGTTGGTGTTTCTAGTAATCCTGAGACCTCTGGTCTTATTGGTACTGCTGATTTATCAGATGCTACATCTGCAACTATTAACTCATTACGTCAAGCTTTCGCTATTCAAAAAATGTTAGAAAAAGATGCTAGAGGTGGTACAAGATATATCGAAATGATACTTTCACATTTCGGTGTTAAATCTCCAGATGCAAGATTACAACGTCCAGAGTTCTTAGGTGGTGCTACATTTGACTTAAATCTTTCTGTTGTTCCTCAAACATCAGCTACAACTGAAACTTCTACACCTTTAGGTGATTTGGCTTCTTATGGTGTTATCAATGGTTCATCAAAACGTATTGTACACTCATTTACTGAGCATTGTGTAGTATTTGGTGTTGCTAGTATTCGCTCTGAATATTATTATCAACAAGGCTTAGAAAGAGATTATTCAAAACGTTCAAGAATTGATTTTTATTTGCCTGTTACTGCTCACTTAGGAGAACAAGCTGTATATAATAAAGAAATTTATGCACAAGGTACAGACGAAGATGAAAATGTATTTGGTTATCAAGAACGTTGGTCTGAAATGAGATATAAGAATTCTTATATTACTGGTCAAACACGTTCTACTGCAAGTCAACCTTTAGATTATTGGCATTTAGGTCAAGAGTTTGCAAGCTTGCCTGCTCTTAACGCTGAGTTTATTCAAGAAAACCCTCCTATTGATAGAGTTATTGCTCTTCAAGAGTCAGAAAATACTCCTCAATTTATTTGTAATTTTTTCTTTGATGAGTATTGGGTAAGACCTATGCCTGTATATTCTACTCCAGGTATGCAATCACACTTTTAAGTTATATCGGTACGATAGAGTGAGATTTTTAATCTCGCTCTATTGAACCGAAAGGAAGGATAATATTATGGCAGATTGGTTAAGTTCTTTAATTTCTGGTGGTTTTAATATGGCTGGTCAAGCTATTAATTATAACTATCAAAAGAGGTTAATGGAAAAACAATATGATTTGAATATAAAAGGTTTAAAGGAAAGTCCTTTAGCTATTCGTACAGGTTTGGAGAGTGCAGGATATAATCCTATAACTTTTGCAGGTCAAACTAACGCTAGTGCTAGTGTAGGTTCTGCTCCTTCTGTATCTGATAGTAATTTGGGTACTAGTATTGTTAATGCTTATCAACAAAACAAATTAAATGAAGCTAATGTTGATGCAACAAATGCTCAAGCAGAATTGTCTAATGAACAAGCCAAAACTGAACAAGCGAAAAGAACTAATCTTGAGTTTCAAAATCGTATGTTAGATGTTGAAAAACATTTAAAACAAAAAGATTTAGATACTTATGATAGACGTTTTTATACACAACTTTATGAACAAATGCAGAGAGCAGAAAATTATAGAGCTATGGCAAATTTACAAGGTTATAATGCCGAGTCTCAACGTATAGCTTCTAATGCTCAAATGCTTGGTTCACAAGCTAGACAATCAGACGCTGTTACTAATAGATATTTAGCAAAGTATGGTACTCCTCAACGTAGTTTTTTAACTTTGTTAAATAAGCCTAAAACTAAAGGAAAATATTAATTCCATTTTTCAGCAGTTTTTACACCTAACCAAAATATAACTATTATACAAAATAATTCAAACATAAGGAGATTTTACAATGAAAAGAAAACAACTGTCAAGGAAAGCAGGTGCTAAGATGTTTAAACGTTCTGGTCAAATGATGAACTCTAAAAATCAGCCTAAGATTTCTAGAGGTGGTATTAGATTTTAGTACTCCTATTTAACACACATAGTCCAAGAGGAGTTTTTACTCCTCTTTTTTTAAGAGAGGAATGTATAT